GCCTTCGCTAATTATTTCACGGATAAACATGTTATTTCTTTTTGGAGGAGTTGCCCCAATTTTTAGCACCTACTTTACGGCACTTAACTAAGGCTCCACTTGCGTAGGCACTGGGCCATACTTTATATCTGCTTTTAACTTTGTGATAACAGGCATCCTGTTTTTCGTTGAGTTGTGATTCGTGTACTATGCTACCACCACATTTTGGACATTCTGTAAATGGTATTTTTGATTCTAAAGCAAGTTTACCATTTTCTCTCTTTATTATTCTTTTATTTATAATTGATGCTAGACGTTGTAGAAGTTTTATACCTTCTTCGTCTTGTGCATTTTTTTCTAATTCTGCCATCACTGCTTTTAGTAAGGCAGATTTATTTGCTGAATAAGGTGCTTCATTTATTTTGGATTCATTTCTGTTAGGCTCAGCCTGTGATTTCTTGTATATTGTTTGTTTTATAGGTTCAGGTATGCTACCTTTGTTATTAGGTTCGTCAACTCCGTGTACTGAATTTGCTTTCCATTGACTGAATATCATTTTTAGTTTATCACTGAATTGTTCTAAAGTCAATCCTTTGTATCGTGAATCTGTCATAGCAAAGTCCATAAACTTTAGGAAATTGTTATAGTTTGTATTCTTAGGTAGTTTTAGAATTGGGTCTCTTAAAATATCGTTAAAGTCTTGTGCAATAAATCTTCCACCGAACTGTTCTTCATTACCCTCACCAACCATTCTGCCCTGCATAGGGTGTGGTGACTCATGACCGGTATTAGGTTTTATAAGTTTAGGCGTCTTTTCAGACGCCTTAACCTGTTTCGATTTCTTTCTAGATTTCTTTTCTGTAATGATACTGTCTATTTTCATTCTTCTTATGCTATTATGCCTGAGTACCAAACTCTAACTGTAGCATTTCCGGCACTTGCACCACCTTGTGTTACATAAATTAATAATGCTGTTTCACTGGTATACTTATACTTAGGTTCAATTTTAACTTGACTTCCTTCTGGATCAAATCCTGAAAATAGTCTTTCAACATCACCTGAGTCACCTACAGTAATTTCTGTAGATGAGTTAAAATCGGTCCAGTTACCTGGATCTTTTTCAACAACTACACTATGTACCCATGTGTTAGATGAAGTAGTTCCTAATGAAACATTTCCACTGTTATAACTAACTGTGGTATCAATGTATTGTAATTTAGGGCTAACTATTCCGTCAAATTGACTTTTAGTTGCGGCATGAGTACCATCAGTACCATCAGCAATGTTTATGTTGACTAATTGATCACTTGAATTTGTAAAACTAATTTGATCACTATTGCTACCTACAACAGTTACACCACTTTTACCAAGTTGAACATTAGCACCAACACCTGCAATGCCGTAGTTTTTTACTGAATCTACCATGTTATACTCCTATTAACTAATGTTACCTAAATCACTGTTACTGTTTTGTGATTCAGAAATTGTACCATAATCAGTTACACTTACACTATCACTTGCTAATAAAATACTAATAGTTGCGTTACCGGCACTTGCGGCACCATTTACTATATTATAAGTTAGTACACCTGTTGAAGTATATTCATATTGATATTGTGAATGATATTGAGCAGTTTTAGTTACATCGACGTCACCAGATCTAATAAATCTTGAAGAGTTGCCTGTGTCTCCAACTTCTACATAATCACCAGCACCACCTGATGCCCAAGGACTAGGAATATCAACTGTGACACTCACTATTCTTGAACCTGAGGCTACGTTGGCAATGTTGGCAGAACCTGAATTGTAGTCAACATCTACTGTAACGTGTTGTAATAAGTTTGCTTCAGCATCATCTAATTGAGCTTTTGTTACTGCCTGTGTGCTTACTGTAGCATTTGCAACTGCTATCTTTTGTAAAGCATCACCTGACGTGTAAAAGCCGACTGCACTGGCATTTCCGCTAATATACGAACCTTGTTTTCCAAGTTCAACATTAGCACCCACACCTGCTAGATTATATTTTTTTACTGTAGCCATTTAAATCTCCGAGATTGGATTGTAATTACAATTAGTATTTATCTTATATTGACTATTTTTATATTTGTGCTATACTTCCAGCATGGAAGAACAGTTAAGAATATTTAAAACAACCAATAAAGGTAAGGTACAATATTCTGTACACAAAGTCTATCTCTCTGAAGATGGTAAAACTATAACAGATTGGGATAGAGAACCTTTAAAATTAGAGTTTGACAATTTACTACAATTAAATTATAATATGATTAAGAGTATAAATGCTTCTACACTTGATATAATGGAAGAAGAACAAGATACTAGCTCTTTACAAAAAGCAATGGATATATTTAATAACAATGTTTGATGACTCTATAAAACGAATTGGATTTTGCTGTAAGTATCTGGAAGAGGATCAATCACAGAAGCCTAAAATACTTAAAGAAAAACAGCAGAAGTATACTGAGAAATCTACCACAAGGCTGTGGTGTAATAACAATCCTGAAAAAGCAGAACAGAAGTTGTTGGATTGTGTAGAACACAATATGCAGAGTGCTTACAACCTTGTAGAGTATGTGAGCACACTACCTGAAAATTTGCGAATGGTTAGACTAGGTAGCAACCAGATACCCATGGCAACTGAGCCTACATGGAGATATGTATTTGAAGACCCTACAGTTATAAATGAACTAGAGAAAGGATTTAGTAAAGTAGGCGAACTAGCCAGAGCAAAAGATGTTCGTGTAAGTTTCCATCCTGGACAGTTTTGTGTACTTGCAAGTGATAACCCTGATGTTGTAGAGCGAAGTATAGATGAGTTCGAATATCATGCTAACATGATACGTTGGATGGGATTTGGTAAAGAGTTTATGGACTTTAAATGTAATGTACATATATCTGGTAGACAAGGATATCAAGGTATTATAAATATACTAGATAAATTGAGCCCAGAAGCTCGGAACACAATCGCCATCGAGAATGACGAAATGTGTTGGGGATTAGACGAAAGTCTTAAATTGGAAAAATATGTAGCATTAGTGTTAGACATACATCACCATTGGATTAGAGATGAAGAATATATACAAGCAAACGATGACCGTGTTAAAAGGATTATTGATAGTTGGAGGGGTGTCAGGCCTACTTTACATTATAGTTATAGCAGGGATGAATGGCTCAATCAGTCAAGTAGAATTGATGATGGGAACAGACACAATACCTTACATTCCGTACAGGATCTTGTAGAAACAGGTGGTAAAAAACAAAAACTAAGGGCTCACTCAGACTTCTACCCTAATGCAAATGCAAATGAGTGGGCCTTGAGCTTTTGGGACAATTTTGATATACAATGTGAAGCAAAAGCAAAAAACTTAGCCAGCCAACAATTATACAATCAAGCAATAGCAACTGGTAAATAGTTGCATGAAAAACATCTTGCTATTAGGTGGCGTAGGATACGTCGGCTCTAAATTTAATAAAGTTTACAAAGACAAATACAAAATAACCAATGTAGATCTTAATTGGTTTGGTAATCCTACAGATATAGATTTTGAATTTTTTGATTATAATGATGTCACAGACAGATATATTAAAACATTTGATACTGTAATTTTATTAGCAGGCCACAGTAGTGTAAAAATGTGTGATGACAAATTTGGTAGTTGGAATAACAATGTAAGAAACTTTGCAAACTTATTATCTAAATTGAATGGAACAAAATTTATATATGCCAGTAGTTCAAGTGTATATGGAAATACAACAGAAGAAGAAATAGACGAAGAATATTTAGACTTTTCTCCTATTAATTTTTATGACATGGCAAAACTTCATATTGATCAATTAGCAAAGTTAAGTGATACAGAATATTATGGACTAAGATTTGGCACAGTAAATGGTCCTGCACCACATATAAGAACTGATGTCATGATTAATGCTATGACAAACACAGCAAAAACAAAAGGTGAGATACATTTGTTTAATGCAGATACAAAAAGAAGTATTTTAGGCATTAATGATTTAATGAAAGCATTCGAGACCATTATTGAATCAGAAGATAACAATAGAGGTATATTTAATGTAGCAAGTTTTACTAGCACATCAGGAGAAATTGCTGAAGTGGTAGGCAGAGTAGCCAAAGTAAAAGTTATAAACAAAGATACACCAGAAGTTATTACAAACGAAAAGTTAGAAAAAAAGAACTATAACTTTGGTGTAACCACAACAAAATTTGAACAAACATTTAATTTTAAATTTACAGATACTCTAGAGTCATTAGTTCACGAAACTGTAGGTAAATTTGATAGTTGTGAATTAAAAACTAACAGATCAGAACCTGTAGAGTACGAATAAAACGGCATATAAATATTAATATGGACAACAAACTAAATAATATTCTTGAGTCTATAAAAGAATACATAGAAGAAAAACAAGCAAATAAAACCTGGGAGCCTGGTAAGGATTTTGTCAATTATGCTGGTCCTTTGTTTAGTAGTGATGAGTATGTGAGTGCCGCAGAAACATTGCTGGACGGTTGGCTAGTAATGGGAGATAAGAGTTTAAAGTTTGAACGTAAGTTTCCAAAATATTATGGCAAAGAACACGGTGTACTAACTAACTCAGGTAGTAGTGCTAATTTATTAATGATGGCATCACTTACAAGTAAACGAGGACACAATTTTCCTAAAGGTACTAAAGTATTAATGCCTATTGCAGGCTTTCCTACAACACTAAATCCTACATTGCAAGTAGGATTTGAACCTGTATTTGTAGACATAGAATTAGATACACTTAACTTAGATTTAGATCAATGCGAAGAGATATTAGCAAAAGATCCTGACATCAAAGTAATTACATTTGCTCATGTATTAGGTAACCCGCCTAACATGGATCAACTTATGGAATTAGTTGAGAAGTATAACTTAGTATTACTAGAAGATTGTTGTGATGCATTAGGTACAACATATAGAGGAAAGCCGTTAGGCAGTTTTGGTGAAATGGCTAGTTGTAGTTTTTATCCTGCACATCATATGACTATGGGAGAAGGTGGCTTTGTTGCATGTAACACAAATGAGCAAGAAGTAATTACTAGAAGTTTTAGGGAATGGGGTAGAGGTTGTTATTGCGTAGGACCAGAAGCAAATAAACTAAAAAATGGAACATGTAAAAAACGTTTTAGTGATTGGATACCTACAATGCCTGGCCAAACATTTGATCATAAATTTGTTTATGATGAAATAGGTTACAATTTAAAACCTATAGATATTCAGAGTGCAATGGGTCTTGAGCAACTTAAAAAACTAGATGAAATTCATTCCTTAAGAAGAAGGAATTATGGTTTACTATTTGAAATATATGAAAAATATGAAAAATATTTTATATTACCTAGACCAAGGGAACATTCAGATCCTAGTTGGTTTGCTTTCCCATTAACAATAAGGAAAAATGCACCGTTCACTAGAACACAATATGTAGACTATTTAGAAGATAATAAAATTCAAACTAGACCTTATTTTGCTGGTAACATTATGTTACAACCAGCATACAGTCATTTAATGGATCCTCAAGACGCAAAAGATAATTATCCTAATGCAACATTTACATTAACAAATACTTTCTTTCATGGAGCAAGTGCTGTAATAACACCAGAACAAATTGCATGGATTAAGAAAATAGCAGACGAGTTTTTATCACAATATGAAAACAGAATACTATGAAGAACTATTTTGTTCAAACTCTCTGTAAGGTAAGTAAAGAAGATTACGATCCTACACAACAGATACCTATACACGAACCAGATACTTACCCAATGTATCAGGAGTTACAAAATTTATCCTATTCAACTTTTAAACATTTTTTAGAAGGAGATTGGGAATATGTTTTATTGGAAGAAGATGTAAATCATGTGTTTGAAGTATTCCAACAAAACTTCAGAAAGATATATGATTTATGGAACAAGGAACCCTGTAATATTTTATTTACAGGTTTAGATACTACAATGATTCAGCCTACTGAAATTTTTGGTAAGTACGATAATTTCACAATGTTTAACCATAGTGATCCAAAACATACAACTAAATATCCAAATAATTTTAATTGTGACGTAAGATACTATCCATCTACAATGGATAAAAAATGGATGGACTATACTATGGAAAAAATAGATAGTTTAAAAGTTTGGTCAGACGAGCAAGACATCTATAACGATATGTTATGGGGACAAGACATTAAATATGAGGACGTAATAAATCCTAAAATGGCTTATCAGGGACATATGATACCAAATTTAGATACTAATATTGATAGAGGCAATCATTGGAATGGTATAGATATTAATGATGCTCATATTGTGCATTGGCACAGTAGTAGAGGTATACAAAACAGAGTGGAACTGTTTAATTATATTTGTGAATGGTTAGAGGTTCCGGTAAATAATGGATAATGATATATTTACACATACCAAAAACAGGAGGAACATCATTAAGAAATGCCTTTATGTTGGCTCAAACTCCTGTGCCATTTGTTGTAGCACCTAGCCACGCAATCACTTTAACTAATATAGATACATTCTGTGTGTTTAGTATTCGCGATCCATTGGAAAGATTTTGTAGTGGTTTTTGGGAAAGAGCAACTAACAATAAACGTAAGCAAATTAATAAAGGTGTAAACATATTATTTCAGGGAGGAGGCTATCAGGATTTAGGCAAGGGAGAAAAAAATATTTTTAGAGACTTTCCTACTCCTAATCATTTTATCACGGCTCTTAGAGAAGGTAAAGCAGATAAAGTTGAGCATGAATTTGGAACCACCCCACTTAATCTTTTATTATCTCCTCTAACATTCTGGTTAGGTAATTTATCAACATACAAAAAACATGAAGTAAAAGTTAAAAATGTTTTTGAATTAAATTCATTAAGTAGGATAATGCAAGAACGAGGTGTGAATTTACCAGAAGATCCTTTCTTAAAAAGAAGCAGAAAACAATTTCCAGATATCAATCAGACTTATAGTGTGTCTGAAACTAATAGAGATTGGTTTACAAACGATCTTAGAGTTGAAGACTATAAGATTATAAATCATATAAGGAATCAGTCATACTACATTCCTTAAAATGCTTGGTGGCCACCTAGCAAAAATGTTGAACAGTCATTTTGCAGTACTCCTGCTCTATCTAGCCTTTCCTAAGAGGGAGGCGATGTTTAATTACTGTTAGACTGAAATCTATTCTGCCCAACACTTTTATTTAACAAAAAAACCTAAATGTACTCTAAAACGAGTATTTTTTCAAAGAAAAGGGCGGATAACCGCCCTAATCTAGTCTAAATGTATGTTATTTCTTGTTAAAGACGTGGTATAGTATCCAAACACCTACTAATCCTAGTAAGCCTTCGTTACTCAATCCATTCAAGATAGTCATGATGTTTGTTACAACTTGAAAATCTCCTAGGAAAGGAACTGCTCCGCCAAATAATACTTCAAGTACTACTCCAAGAGCAATAACACTGATACCAACTTCTGTAAGTTGTTTGGCCCATCCGCCAACACTTTTAAGAATTTCCATATCAACCTCCATTGAATTTACCAAAATTAGTAAATTCAGATAATATTTAAGTGCCAGTAATCACCTATTAAACAACTCACTTAATGTTAAATACAGTTATTAATACACAAAAACCAGAGATAAAACACATGTTATTAGATAAACCTATAAAGAAAAACGATATAATTTCACTGAAATTGCTTACTGGCGAAGAAGTCATAGCACAATTTCAGGAAGAGACTGATAATGAACTTATTGTATCCAAAGCAAGTATTGTGGCGGCAAACCCTCAAGGTGGTCTAGGATTAGTACCTTGGATGATGAGCTCAATGCCAGAAAAAATTAGCATAAATAAAAGTACAGTAGTTACATTTGGACAAACAGCAGAAGCCATTGCAGATAAATTCGTAGAAGCAACCACTAGCATCACATTAGCAAAATAGACACTTGACATAAACACTAGAAATGTTATAATATACATATAACTTTTAGGAGATCATATGATTGAATCAAGTGTTATTACAGCAAAAGCATTGCTAATGACAATGCTAATGTCAACAGGACCAGTGCCTGATGATGTATTAGATGAGACATACTGTATAGCTCAGAATATTTACTACGAAGCACGTGGTGAAAGTTTAAAAGGCAAACAAGCAGTAGGTAATGTTGTACTTAATAGAGTAGAACATCCT